TAGCGAGATTATGGGTGATCTCCTGGACAAAGCTGGATATGAGCAGATTTCCGGACAAAAGGGACCATATGGTTTCCTTTCCGGAGATTATTCGGCAGCTACCGATAACCTCAAACGATGGTGTTCTAAGACCGTCGTAGAGGAAATCGCTACTGTCTGCTCTTTACCAGGCTTTTTGGCTGACCTAGCGGAGGATTGTTTGATCAATCATCACCTCTATAAGGAGGGAGGACTTTCCGCACAAGGATTCATTCCCAGAGGAGCATGGCCACAACTTAATGGCCAGCTGATGGGATCTCCTGTTTCTTTCCCGATTCTGAACGTGGTTAATGCCACCATTTGTCGTTTGTCCTTTGACTATCCTAGACGAAAGCTCCCTTTAAAGGAGTTGCCTATGAAGTGTAATGGAGACGACTGTGGTATGGTGTACACGCCTCGGGAGAAAGAACGCTGGGAGTTACTTGCTCCGAAGGTGGGGTTAACCCCCTCCCCCGGAAAATGTTACTACTCAGCTGAGTTCATTCAATTGAACTCCGTTCTATTCCAACTACGCAAGCGTAAGTGTGAGTGGCTCGATCTTGAGCTTTACTCATTCTCCAAGATCCCCTTCTATAACTTCGGTCTCACCGGAGCTAATAGTTCTAAAGGGGATGAGGAGAGGACTTTTCGGTCCCTTGGCGCACTTAGTCGTGAGTTTGTTAGAACGTGTTTAGAGGGAGATGGGGTCGACTATAATAGGTCGACTGCTGGAAAGCACGCGCGCTTCGATGATGTGTTATTCACCTTCATTCGTCGCCAGGCGCCCTTATTGAAATCCTGCCCCTGGGGGGCTTCCTGGTATCTCCCAGGAATGTACGGAGGACTCGGACTTCCACAACATAACGCTCACAAGTATGTGACGCCCTCTCAACAGAGGTGTGGAAGTTACTGCAAAAAGATGTTAAAGGAAGGTAAAGTTCCCTCGGTGTTTGGAAATGCACCTGAGGGACTCCACCCATGGATGGGGGAGGCTTTAAAACGCACCAAGCAGTGGGAAATACTGACAGTTCGGGAAGAAGAATCCGAACCTGCGGTCTTAGACAACACTTGGGGCGCTCTAATGGAGGAGGAGGATGGGTTTTGGGGGGTGACGGAGAGGTTGAGTATTTATACTCCCCTTCTTTGGCACTTCGCGCAGAGCGCAACCTTCAACAGTCTTGGGCCGGAGTCAATCCGGACCAAGCTCCGCCGAATGAGCGATGCTCAGCGTAAAGCACATGAAAGGAAGCAGAGAAAAGATCCCTACTCTATTTTCCGTCAATTGAACAGAAGGGCACAGAGCCTCACTCAAGAGGAAATGGTGCCTATTCCAGACCTGTTCAAGCCTTTGACACTAGAACGAGAAACTCCCCGGGAGTACTTAGAGCTGTTAAACTCTATAGTACCTGGACCCCGGATGATTTTGGCTTCGCTACTAGCGCCCCAACAAGGTATACCAGTCCGGTACTGGCCAGCCGAATCTGCTCTCACACTAAGAGACAGACTAGAGGCTTACGGCCAGATGGATGTGGACGCCCTTGTTGGCGGGGGGTGAGCAACCCCCCGAGGGGATCTTGGTACGGTACCGAATACACGGATAAAACCGACTGATC